AGATGGTCTCTATCCTAAGTGGAATGGACCAGCACTCTTTAGACGTAGATCAGAAGTATCTGCATCAGCGTGGGCTTTGGTTTATCAACAACAGGATGTACAAGAAGATTCAATATTCCCTCCCCTAGTGGTGCAGGGATCAATAAACGGAATGCGTAAACGCGGACCGATCAAGCCAGGTACTGCTGGACACCCAAAAGACGCAAGTGCTCTATACACAATTATGGGATTAGACCCAGCCATGTCAGGGAATACCGCAGCAGTAATTCTGAGCGTAGATCGAATAACGCGTGCACGATACGTTCTCGATGTTGAAAATATGAAAGATCCTACTCCACAAAAGATTCAAGAACTCATTGAGACTTGGGTGGAGAAGTATCGACCACATGAACTGCGCATTGAGACGAATGCTCATCAGAAGGCTTATGCCTTAGATGATACTCTTCGTTCTTATCTAGCATCGAATGGTGTGCGCTTCTCTAGTCAGTTTACTGGCAAGAACAAGTGGGATACTTCCTTTGGTGTTGCTGCTATGAGTGGACTTTTTGGAACTGTAAGAAACAATCAGCATCAAGATGATAACCTCTTAGAACTTCCATCTCAAGAAGGCTCAGAAGGAATCAAGGCTTTAATACAACAATTGATCACATGGAAACCAGATACCAAAGGTAAGACGGACTGTGTAATGGCATTATGGTTCTGTGAACTACGTGCACGTGAAGTTATCAATAATGGAAAAATGAATCAAACCCATCTAACTAATAAATGGGCTACTAGAAAACAATTGCAAACTCGTGGCGTAATTAATGTCAACGATTATGAGATGGCTCAATACGAATAGGAACAAAATGGCTGTAGATATTAAGCAGATTGCGCGTAAGGTTGAAACCCTTAAGCAACGCTATTCTGCACGTGATGTGCGTATGGGCAACATTCTCAATGTTCGCAAAGGAAAGATGACTCAGGTTTACTCTGAGTATTTCCCAGAAGGTTCTGATGCAGCAATGACTGCAAACTTCATCGATGTTGCTGCTCATGATCTAGCAGAAGTCCTTGCTCCTCTCCCATCATTTAACTGTTCTACAACTAATACTGCATCAGATCGTGCTCGTGCATTTGCTGATAAGCGCGGAATGATTGCAAATAACTTTATCTATCAATCACGCCTACAATCACAAATGTATAAGGGTGCTGACTGGTACTTTACATATGGCTTCTTGCCAATCCACGTAGAGCCAGATTTCGAAGGCAAGGCTCCACGCGTTCGCGTAGAAGATCCAATGGGTGCTTACCCAGAGTTCGATAGATTTGGTCGTTGCATCTCCTATACAAAGAGATACAGCAAGACTATTCTTGAACTCCTCAATGATTATCCTGAGTTTGAGAATATCATTCTTGGCAGAATGGGTACTCATCAGAACTTAAACACTCCTATTGAGATTATCCGCTATACAGATAAAAACTGCATTGTTCTTTATGTACCAGAACGCAATAACTTAATTCTTAATCAGTCAGTAAATCCACTTGGCAAAATGCTTGTACATGTTGCTGTTCGTCCTGGAATTGACGAAGAACCACGTGGACAGTTTGACGATGTTCTATTCGTGCAATTGGCACGTGCTCGATTTGCAAACCTTGCAATGGAAGCAGCAGAAAAGTCAATTCAAGCACCGATTGTTGTACCAAATGACGTAGTAGATTTTCCGATGGGACCAGATGCGATCATTCGCACAGCGCAACCTCAAGGAGTTGGACGAGTACGACTCGATGTTCCAACTGCTGCTTTTCAGGAACAAGCATCATTGCAATCAGAATTGCGCATTGGTTCTCGTTATCCTGAAGGAAGAACCGGAAACATTGACGCCAGTATTATTACTGGTCAAGGTGTTCAGGCTCTTCTAGGAGCATTTGACTCTCAAATTAAGGCAGGGCAAACAATCCTTGCTGAAACATTTGAAGATGTTATTATGACATGCTTCGAAATGGATGAAGTTCTTTTCAATGTAGAGAAGAGCGTTAGAGGTGTTGCACAGGGAACTCCATACGAGTTAAAGTATACGCCAAGCAAGGACATTAAGGGCGATCATTCAGTTGAAGTTCGATATGGCTTGATGGCAGGTTTAGATCCTTCACGTGCTCTCATCTTTTCACTACAAGCACTTGGTGCAGATCTTGTATCTAAAGACTTCATTCGACGCGAACTACCTTGGTCCGTAAACGTTACAGTTGAAGAACAACGTATTTCAATTGAAAAAATGCGTGAAAATCTTACCTCTGCTATTACAGCAAGTGCTCAAGCAATTCCAGCAATGGCTGCACAAGGTCAAGATCCATCTAAGTTAATTAAGAATATTGCTGACATCATTACTCGTACGAGAAGTGGTGAAAGCATAGAGGCTGCTGCTCTAGCGGTGTTCACACCGCCTGCGCCACAAGCGCAACCAGAGCAGGCAGGGATGGTTCCACCAGGTTCACAAGCACCAGTTGAGCAGGCTACCCCGTCCCAACCCGCTCCTGGACCCGCTTCTGGTGGAACCCCTTCACCTCAACAAGGACAACCAGATCTACAATCAATTTTAGCAGGACTGCAGGCACAAAGATAATTTAACTAGGACGGAATAATGACAACAATCATTGGTATTGAAAGCGATCATGCTGCAACAATCATGGCAGATAATCGCGTAACTGATGATAGTGGAAAAGTCTATGGACATCCTGATGTAGTTAAAGTAACAAAAACAGGGCAGTATCTTATTGCCGGTTCTGGTGAAGTTCTTCCATGTGATATTGCACAGCATTCATGGAAACCACCACGCGTTACTGTATTAGCACAAAAAAATCTATATAAATTTATGGTTAGCAAGGTGATGCCATCACTGCGCAAATGCTTAAAAGATAATGGTTATAACTTTGATGGAGAAGGCGAAGATAGATTTCAATTTCTTATTGCTGTATGTGGTCAGATATTTGAAGTTGATGATGATCTTGGCTTAACTAAAACAGCAAATGGCATCTATAGTATAGGTTCTGGTTCTGCATATGCATTGGGAGCATTGGCAGCAGGAGCCACAATGAAGCAAGCAATGGAAATATCGAGTGAACTTACAGCATTCACTTCTGGTCCATACATAACAATGATTCAAAAGAAATAACGAGGAGATAAATGTCTAACATTGCACCAATTGCCATGCCAGGGGCTGACTCTAATCGTACTGATAAGGGATTACTCGCACGGGTTCAACGTGTTCAACGTGATGCAAAGATTCAAAACGCTTCCGGTGGTACATATAATGAACGTAATACTCTTAATCAACTTGCTTCTGGTGCATCAACTGATGCAAATGCAGAACAATCTTCTGTTGCAATGCCACTAGGTAATGGAATTCCTGCATCAAACCCAGCAATTCAATCAGAAACAGCATTTACTCCAACCGATGGAAGTCAACCAATTACAAGTGGTGTTCCATATGGTGGTGGTCCTGGACCAGAATCTCTTATGCCACCAGTTGATACTGTTGACAATGGTGAAATTTTAGCACGTGCTATGTATCTCGCAAATCCAACCCCGCAAAATAGGCTGTTGGTGGAAGCCTACAACGAAGCGAGGGGTTAATGGCATACGGCAATACACAACGTGACCTAGAACTCCGGGTCATGACTGAAATGGCTGGACTCAGCCAGGATAAATACAATAACTTTAATAAAATTATTGCAAAGTATCCAAATCTAAGTAAAGACCTAGTTATGTCTATGGTTAATACTAACATGACTGTAGATACTCCTGGTATTGAAAAGATTACATCTCTTGATGGCATCAATCAACTCAAATCTGCTGCACAAAAGGCTGCATTTGATACTGGTATTAAACCACTTGATATGAAATCATCAACACCCCTTGGAACTCAACTATCTAAACCATTTAAGCCAATATATGAACCTTTAAAAGCAGCATCAAGGGCTATTTTTGCAACAGCACGTATGCCCTATGAGGGACTAACAGTAGCAATGCGCGATGCAGGAAATGGAAAATATGGAAGTATTCTTCCTGACATTTTTAGCACTCAAACAACTGTAGGTTCTTTGCTTAAAAGCGAACTATTTAAGGGTCAAAATGCAGATGCAGGAAATGGTTTCTTTGTAGATACAAAATCTCCTGTTGGCCAAATGCAGGCAACAGCAATGAAGTCTGCTGGAACAATCGGAAATGATTCTTATACACTTGGAAGATATAACGCAGCAAAATTAGGACTACATCCTGCAACAATTCCATATAAGATTCTATCTGGAATTACTGATGCATTCTTTAATATCATTACTGATCCACTTAACAGTCTTGGAAAAGTATCAAAACTTGCAGGTGGCGGAAAAACTCTTGCTGGAAATGTAAAGGTTGCTCAAACAGAGGCAGTTCTTTCAGATGCAATGATTGCAAAAGCAAAGAGTACAGCAAAAGATGTTGCAGAAGAAGCAAAGAAAAAAGCAGAAGAATTAAAACTTAAAGAGCGCAATCGCTATGATGATTCTTACTTGGCTGCTGAAAAAGATTATCAACTTGCTCAACAGGCTAAAGTTACTGCTCAAGAACTTATTGCTAAAAAAGCACTTAAGCCAAAATCAGTTGAGACTACATTTGTTGGTACTGTTGCAGAGAAAGTTCTTTCACCAGCAAATATAGTAAAGCATATTATTGAACACCCTAAAGCAATGACTGGTGAACTTACAGATGCAATTAATACTCTCTCTGCTGATGTAAAAAATCAGGGTGACATATTTGCAAATCAAGTTCACATGGATACCCTTCCAGAGGGTGGCAAGATTTCAATTGGTGCAAATGGAAATAAAGAACTATTTGTAACTAGAAGTGCATCAAAGTTTGATTTAACTGTTAAAGATCTTAATGAAACTTTTACAAATGCAGATCCTAAAATTGTTAAAAATGAAATTTTAAAACGAGCAGATCTTCTTGATGCAGTAAGCAAAATTGCTAAAGAGACCACAACATGGTCTACTCATCTAGCAGCAAAAGATATGTCTACAAAACTTGCTGATCTAACAAAGTTAATGACTGGACCAATTAACGTTGGTGAAGGTGGATGGACACTTAGTAAATTCATTCAAGAAGTGAATGCCTATAAAGATCCACTATTTACACAATTGTTTAGCGAATCTCTTCATAATATTTATTATAATGTAGATGCTTGGTCAAATACTCGTTCTATTTATGGTGGTAAAGGTGGCTATGTCATTACACCTGGAGGCGAGACTAGAATTGCAACACGACAGGCAAAAATTACTGATGCAATAGCACAATACAGAAAACCAGATCCAAGTACTGTAAATTCTGTTGCTCAAAAACTTGTAAACTCTGTAGAGCCAATTGATAAAGTAATTAAAGACGCAAAAAATAATTTATATAAAGCAACTAAAGATCGCAAAGATTTAAATTCTCGCTTAAAAGATATAGATAAACTGCAAAATTATGCCAAACTAGATCCAGAATTAGCACAAAGAATTGTTAATGATCCAAACAATATAGGTCTTAAAGGCATCATTGATCTAAATCTTAAGCATGCTGATTCAACCTATACCATGGAATATATCCGTGCTGAAATGGGATTGCTAAAAGAAATGGGATCTTCCCTATCTCTTGATGGAGAAAAAGCAATTAGATCCATTCTTGGTAGATATGGTGATCAAGTAGCAGAAATTACTGCTCCAATAAAAGATCCTGTTGCAATTCATAATCTTTATGGAAAGAAACTAGAAGCAGATATAGTCAATGAACTTGTCAAAGCATCTACTCCTAACGAAGTTAAGCAAGTATTTTTGCGATATCTTGCCAACAATTTAGACATTGAAGTTGCTCAAAGTATGGCATTAAAGGCTGGAGCATTTGCTGCAGCACCTACAACAGTAAGCAAACTTGTTGCTCCTGTAAGTCTTAAGGCTATTGATAGCCTAGCAAGACTTGAAAAAGCATTCAATCTGTACTATGTTCGTGCTGGAATCTATAATCTTGATGATACCACAGCACTTGTCAATGGTTGGGAAAATTGGGTTACATCAATTTCCAAACTTAAGAGTTCAACTGTCATCGGAAAAATGAAGCAAGATGACTTGATTCATGAGGTTCAAACCAAGTTATTTACATCAATGACAAAAGCAGAACGATCTCAAATCATTGAAGATGGAACTGTTAAACTTACTATTATGGTGGCAGATGCACTTGGCATTAAAGATAAAGAAGTTTTTGATCAACTTAAGCAAGTTCTTAAGATAAGCGGAAAAGATAAAATTGGTCAAGCACAGTATTCCGTAAATGAGATTGCCCTTAATAAGGGTGTTGGTTTTATTACTCAAAATGGTAGGGAAATTAAAACCGAAAAGGCTTTAATGGCTTGGCAACTACTTGATGATACAATTAAACTTCCAGACACACGTCAAGTTGAGAAGTTTTTAATTAACTATAAAGCAAATAAATCACTTATTGGAAAAGCAAAGTCTCTAGAAATCCTTGCTCAGGAAGCAGGAGATTACTGGCGTACAGCACAGTTGGCTTTCCGTGTATCATTTATTCTTCGCAACGTTGGAGAAATGCAGGTTCGTCAATATCTTGGTGGACATACAAGCATTCTCAGCAATCCATTCCAGTTCCTTTCAATGGTAATTGCCAATCCAGAAGGATCGGAAATTGGAAAGCAATTTGCAAAGGTTGCTCGCTACCAGTATGATGCCTATGGTAATCCTATTAAGGCTCTTAGCAAGACTCTTGAAAATCCAAAAGTAAAGCAAACTGAAGTTGCTGCACTACAAGAATATCAAAAGTGGGCACATCGCAGTCTTTCTGCAGGAGACTACAGACAAGGACCTAGACAGAACATTGTTAAGAATTATTCTGTAACTCGTCCTGGAGATTCTGATTACTACAAGGGTCTATCATTTACTCTTGGAAGAGCAGCAACAGATCAACTATCTAGAGATGTTGCAAAACTTATATTTAATAATGTTGATGAAGCGGAAAAGTCTAAGTATCTGGATAACCTTATTAGTACATTTAAAGATACTAAGATTCCAAACCCTTTAAGAGATATTGCTACTGGAGTATATCGTCAAAATAATGATTTGATGAATCTTATCTTTAAGAATCCAAAACTTGAGGGTGATAAACTCTACGATCCACTTAATCTTAATAGACAAGATATTTATGATTATTTCTTTAATGATAAAAAGCCATTCTCTATTGCAAGCGAATTGCAACTATACGCAGGAACTGGTCCTAAGTCAAACATAATTAAAGATATCCTACAAAAAGGATACTCAATTGTTGCTGACTCAAAAGGAAAAGAAACACGTATTGCTGCTCCAGTTGTGCAAAGAGTTGAATCACCTTTGCAACTAGAGAAAATGGATCAAGAGTTTTCAGCGTTGCTTTCTCGTCACTTAAAGCCAGAAGATATTAAAGGTTCTCAAGTTCTTGTTCCACATAAGAGCATTGAGGGTGGTGCTATCACAAGCACATTCCGTAAATATATGGATTCATTCTTCCAATTTTCTACAAAAATGGAAAATGTATTTAACTTTGCACCTGAATATCAACAAACATACTGGTCTTACTGGGCTCGTTATTCACGCTTACTGAGCAATAAAGACTTTGAGATTTTACGTAAGAATGCTATCAAGGCACTTGCTGGTCCGGCTATTCGATCAGAAAAAACTATTGATGGAGTTACTGCAAATATCATTCGTCCAATTGGACGTAAGCACCCTATACTTAAGCAACTTGATGCAGAGTATAAAGAGCGCATTAAACCAGGATATGAAGATTATGCAGGAGCATCATTTAATGCTGTAAATAATCTTGCATCTGCACAGGCTGGAAAGCGTCTAGCAACAATGTTCTATGATGCTCACAACCAACGTCAGATTGCTAACTCTTGGCGTCTTGTATTTCCATTTGCTCAAGCACAGTTTAATACACTAGCAGCATGGGGTAAGTT